TACTGGCAAGTTCCGGGAAGGTTGGGAGCCAGTCGCAGTCGAAGAACAGCCCAAGTTTCAAATGTTAATCGACCCCGATAGTCGATTTAAAAATAATATCGAAATTGGTGGGCTGTTGCTTTGCAAATGCCCGGCTGAGTTTATGGAACAACGCAATGAACATTTTGCGGAAATCACACAAGCTCAAACGGACGCTGTAGACAATAGCCTAATGCGTCAAAGTGACCCGAGGATGCCACTCTTTAGAGAGAACAAGTCTTCGACAAGCTTTGGCAAAGGTACTTAAATTTTCAAGGAGTCCTTAAATGGCTTATCCAGTGGTCTCAGCCCCGTATGGGCTAAAACCAATCAACTTGATTGGTGGTCAGGTATTTGCGGGGTCAACCCGTGAACTGCCTATCACCTACGGCTACGCTACAAACATCTTTTATGGTGATTTTGTAACGTTGGTTCGTGGGAATTTGGAACGCATAAGCGTTACAACAGGTGTTGTCGGTACGCTGATGGGGGTTTTCCTTGGCTGTTCGTACACCAACCCTTTGACCGGACAAAAAACCTTTTCGCAATACTGGCCTGCGTCTACGCTTGCTGGCGATGCGGTGGCTATTGTCTGTGATGACCCTGATACAGTGTTCAAAGCTGTGATGGTTTCTGGTACTACAGTGGTGACTTCTGGTGCTCGCGCCATGATTGGTCAAAACTTAGCAGCAGTTAACAACTCAGGTAGCACCTCAACAGGTAATTCAGCTAACGCTGTTTTGGCAGATACTTCCCTAGCACTTACTGCGGCGCTGCCGATTCGTGTTATTGGGTTGGTTCCTGACTCTATGGTGGCACAAGGTACAGGTGTTTACACTAGTATCTCTAGCGCTACCGTTACGCTTGCTTCGGCTCTTACGTTTACGCCAGTGGTTGGCTCTGACGTTGGCTCCATTGCTGCAAACGGTCAGTACATTGCCAGCGGTTCGTATGTTGCTTCTGTAACAAACTCTACAACGGTTGTGCTTAATGCAGCACCGCTAGTGGCGTTTGGCGCGGCTTCAACAATTGTCTTTAACCAATATCCAGAAGTACTCGTGAAAATCAATTTTGGTTTGCACAAATACTATGCTGGTACAGCTGTTGCATAAGGAGTAACATAAAATGGCTATTTCACGTGCACAACTACTTAAAGAACTCTTGCCCGGATTGAATGCTTTGTTTGGTTTGGAATATGCTCGCTACGGTGAGGAACATAAAGAAATTTATGAAACCGAGTCTTCAGAGCGTTCTTTTGAAGAAGAGACCAAGCTGTCTGGTTTCTCTGCTGCACCTGTTAAGAACGAGGGCTCTGCCATCGCTTACGACAATGCACAGGAAGCATGGACTGCTCGATATAACCACGAAACCATTGCTTTGGGTTTCTCACTGACCGAAGAGGCCATTGAGGATAACTTGTACGACAGCTTGTCTGCTCGCTACACCAAAGGTCTGGCTCGTGCTATGTCTTATACCAAGCAAGTTAAAGCTGCTTCTGTTCTGAATAACGGCTTCAGCGCTGCCTATGTTGGCGGCGACGGCGTTGCTCTGTTCAGCACTGCTCACCCCTTGGTTGCTGGTGGTACTAACTCCAACCGTCCTTCCACCGCTGCTGACTTGAATGAAACTTCGTTGGAAAACGCTGTTATTCAGATCGCTGCTTGGACAGACGAGCGTGGTTTGTTAATCGCTGCTAAACCTAAGAAGTTAATTGTTCCTCCTTCATTGCAATTCGTGGCTACCCGCCTGTTAGAAACCAGCCTCCGTGTTGGCACTACCGACAACGATATCAATGCACTGAAGAACAATGGTTCTATCCCTGAAGGGTATACACAGAACCACTTCTTGACCGACACTAACGCTTGGTTCTTGACAACAGACGTGCCTAACGGTATGAAGCATTTTGTCCGTACTCCGCTGGCTAACAGCATGGACGGCGACTTCGACACCGGTAATGTGCGTTATAAGTCTCGCGAGCGTTATTCGTTTGGCTGGTCTGATCCGTTGGGAATGTACGCATCCCCCGGTTCGTCCTGATGAAAAAGGGGGCCTTGTGCCCCCTTTTCTTTTGGTGTATATTGAACACATTCCGAGATTCATCGGCGTATCAAACAGGCTCGGCTGACCTCATGCAGATTGATACGCTACAACGCATGGAGAATTAAACATGGGATTCGCAACTCACCTTGGCCCTTGGTTGTTGGGCACTGTTAAAAACACCACTGGCACAACCGCTGGCACTATTCGCAATATGGGCGCTACTGTTGTATCGCAGTCCAAAGCCATTTTGTACACGGATATTACGGCGGGTACTGTTGCTTTTACGATTCCGGCAGGCTCACAGATTCTGACTGCTTCGTTTAACACCACTGTTGCGTACGCAACTACTACTCCTACATACGCCCTTCTTGTTAACGCTGTTGCAATCAATACAGCAGCTAACGGTAGCGTATTTACAAACACAGGTATTGTTAATTTGTTGCTTGGCAATAACAACGCCGCTGGCGCTGTGTTGTGTAACAACGTAGGTACGTCAGACGCAATCATCACGTTTACACAGGCTAACGTCACTGCCACATCTGGTGCTGGCATATTGACCTTGACGTATGTCGTCAAAGACTCTGACGGTTCAGCCAATCCTTCTTCTGTTTAATTGATATAGGGGGCTTCGGCCCCCTTTTAAAAGGAGATTGATTATGTCAATGCAGACAGACGTAAAAAGTGGCGCGGCAGCAGCCAACGCAACTACCACCATTTTTGCTGGCCCAGCCCGTATCAAAGGTATATCCATCAGCTATTCAACAGGCGCAACGGTTGTTCTGAATGATGGCACAGCCGGTACAGCTATGTTTTCTTTCACCGCGCCAGCGGCTGCGGGGGCTACTTACATGGTATTTCCCGGAGAAGGCATTAAGTGCAGTACCAATATTTCTGCCGTGGTATCTGCGACAACAACCGCAGTGGTGTTCTATGGCTAAGAAGACTCCCTCCCTTGCAATTGGTCGTGGTGAAAAGCTACCTGCCTCCAAGGGGGCGGGTTTGACTGCTAAAGGCCGTGCCAAGTACAACGCAGCAACAGGAAGCAATCTGAAAGCTCCGCAACCACAAGGTGGCAAGCGTAAGGACTCTTTCTGCGCTCGTATGTCTGGTATGCCCGGCCCGATGAAAGACGAAAAAGGCAAGCCTACTCGTAAGGCAGCTTCTTTAGCAAGATGGAAATGTTGAGGTAAACATGAACAACGACATAAAAACAATGACTGATGGCGCTGCTGTAGTAATGGGCCTTGGCGGTTTCTTAGGATGGATGACTCCCGTTGTAGCACTTGTTGGTGGAGTATTGACCATTGTGTGGATGGTCATTCGCATCTACGAAACTGAAACTGTTAAAAAATTGATGGCTAAATATGCCAAGCACGAGTAAGAAGCAACACAATTTCATGGAAGCGGTGGCCCACAATCCAGCGTTTGCCAAGAAAGCAGGGGTTCCACAATTCGTGGGCAAAGATTTTTCAACTGCCGACAAAGGCAAAACTTTTAAAAGAGGTGGCGAGATGGCTACAAAGATGGATCCCAAGATGATAGCAATGATGGCTGCTAAGAAAAAAGGTGCTATGGCTCCTGCTCGTCCTGCAATGCCTCCCGCCGCTCCTGCTGGTGGTATGGGTATGATGAAAAAAGGCGGCATGACTAAGATGGCTGCTGGTGGTATGCCTATGAAAGACGGTAAACCCGCTTTTATTGGTGACGGTAAGGGCGCAATGAAACATGGCGGCATGGCTAAAAAGATGGCTTCTGGCGGTTTGACTGCTGGTCATAAAGCGGCTGACGGTGTTGCTTCTAAAGGCAAAACCAAAGGCATGATGGTTAAGATGAAATCTGGCGGCAAAGCCTGCTAAGGAATGAATCATGGCAACAAGCAATTTTGGTAAAGCATTTAAAGCGGCTCGTGAAGCAGGCGACAAAGAATTTGAATTTGGTGGAAAGAAATACAACACCAAAATGAAGGATGAAGATTCAGCGCCTGCAAAAGAAGTTGCTCCTTCAAAAGACACTTCTGACTTCAGCAATGAAGGCCGTAGACCTCCTGCTCCAGTAAAAGAAGCTGCCCCTGCAAAATCTTCAGCGATACCTGACACCTATAGAGACTTAAGCGGAAAAGTCAAAGTTAAAGAAGCAGTAAAGCCGCCTTCAGAGTATGAACCCGGCCCTCAAAATATTAAACGTAACTTGCTAAATGCGCCAAGCGACATTAGTGACCTTGTTTCCAGTCCCTTCCGCGCAATTCGTGAGGCTGGCAACCGTGGCAATCCTGACGCTAAAAAAATGGCCTCTGGCGGTTCTGTTTCAGCTTCTAGGCGTGGTGATGGCATAGCTCAGCGGGGTAAGACTCGCGGAAAGATGTGCTAAATCATGATGTCTTCTCGTGGTATGGGCGCTATCAGCCCTTCCAAAATGCCAAAGGCCAAGACGATCACTCGCAAGGATGATCCAAATAAGGTCGAGGCATATAAAGAAGGCGGCGAAACAAAATCCAAAGTAAACGAGGCAGGCAACTATACTAAGCCAGAGTTACGCAAACGTATTTTTAACAGCGTCAAAGCTGCGGCAATTGTAGGTACGGGCGCAGGGCAGTGGTCAGCACGTAAGGCTCAAGTCATGGCTAAACGCTACAAGGCCGCAGGTGGGGGTTACAAAGATTGAAAGCACCGCAGACTTCCCTTAAAAACTGGGGTGACCAGAAATGGCGTACCTAGTCGGGGAAGCCTTCGTCA